GAGAGGTGCGATCAACCATTAGGGGAAAAGGGCGATTTTTGAAAGGAAATCAGGTTTTAGCTATGTTCTAGCGGGCGCGATGGAAAAACGCGAGGGCGGGCACGCTGGAGAGCGGGAATGGGCGGATTAGAACGCGCTCGCCGTCGCCATTACGCGCAACATCGCATAGGCCAGGTCGCTGGCTGTCTGGACGGGAGGCTGCGCGCCGCTATGCGCTCCGCCGCATACTCCGCCGCTATGCGCTCCGCCGCATACTCCGCCGCTACAAAAGAAAAGGGCGTCCTAGAGAGCGGGAAGGGGCGACTGGCGAGCATATCGGTGACGGCAACGGAATGGCAGGGACATAGAGCAGCTGGAATTGTCCCCTTTGGAGCGAAATCGAGCCAAGCAAATCCCGCAGGCAACGCCCGATTTTTATGCAATCTCGCGCTGAAATAGCGCCCGATTTCCCGCCCGTCTCAATTTATTTTCGCCCCGCTTTGCGTAGGTAAAACGTGCTTTCTTTAGCTGATAGGTGAAAAAAGAGTTTGACCAATTTCAAAACACCTGCTTTTCTTTCCCACATGAAAACAAACCAAGCCAACAAAAACACCACCACCACCACCAAGCCAGCCGATGGCACGCAATCGGCAATCACAACGCTTCAAATTATCAGCAAGCACGAATCGCTAGATCGGGCGGTCGCCGCATCTGGAATGGATTTAAGCTATAATCCAGCGGAGGCGCAACGGTCAATCAAAGCAACGCAGAGCGCCTCGTCGCACGGCTGGAAATCCGGCGAGGCGTATGTGACTGATAAAGGCGTTTTCTACGTATTCAACTGCGACATTAAAGTGCTCAACAAGTTTGAGCCATTTCACTCAATGATGACTAGCGACCCGTTTCGCGTTGTTACTTTCACGGATAGCACAATCGAGATTCACGAAAACCTACTCCTGCCAAAAACGAACGAAGGACGCAAGGCCATCGCTAAGGGCGGAATCATAGTCGCCTAATGCGCACCTTCAACCTTCACCACCAAAAACCAATCATGAAAACCTACGACCAACTCCAAGCCGAATACGACGCGAAACTAGCCGAACTGGATAGACTCATCGCGGAGAATAACGCCAAGCTGGCAGCGAATCACCTCGCCATGCACGAAGCCATTGCCGACGCGCAATCCGCCATCACAAACGCCATCGAAAAACTAAGCAAATGAAACGATTCCCGCTTTCCTCAATTCCTAACGTCGAAGGATTCCGATTCATCGGCATCACAAAGGACGACAAGCGCATCAACTGTTATGTAATGCAAAACGAACAAGGCGCACACGAAGCACGCGACGAATCGGACGGCACTAATTGCTTTCTTCATCTCGCATATTGGGAGATAATCACGGGCTGATATGGCAAAGACTACACAAAACGACGGCACGGGCGCCCCAGCGGCCCTAAAGCGCCTAGAGACGGAAGAGCTGAAGTGCTATCAGTCGAAGGAGTCACTGGAGGCGATGCTTTCCACGCTGGAAGAGCCTTCGCTAAACGCGACAACTGAACAGCGGGAGCTTTGGGCGACAACTAAGACACGCATCGAGAGTGATCTGCTTTTCAGTTTCAAAAGATGGGACGTGGCGCGCAAGGCGCTGATGGAATACGATAAATCCGTTGCGCCGGAGAAGCGCGAGGGCGAAAAAATCCTTGTGAGCGAGTGCAAAGAGATTTTCGCGCAGTATCAACTTAGCATTGACCTCGCCATAGAGCAGACAATCATCGCAGACGCGCAATCCGCCGCGCTGTGCGACTCGCCAGAGGCTTTTCACATCGCCCATGCTGGAAACTACCGCGCAGCAAAGGAAGGCGCGATTACGGCGGCAAAGAATGACGGCGTTTTGCCCGCATGGATACTCTAGCCTTCGCCCGCAAGCATAATCCATGAAGATTAGATACTACACAAATCCAACTACAAAAAAGCGCGAGATTTGGATATATAAAGACAACGAAATGGAGTTGCGGAGATTGCACCCATTTGGCGACGATATTTGTTTCCGCGCCTTCGCGTTTCTTTTGCGTAACGGCATACACTCAAAAGAGGAAGCAATGATTGCGATGACTGAAAAAAGATGGATGCCAGCAAACGGGCATCGCGGATATGGTAAAAAAACACATTCCGATTTAAAGAAGTGGCTTGGAATTGAAGACCAATCAAACTGCATGGTTAAATGTCCGCATTGCGGAAAGTTCATTCGATGACCACACTCGACTTCGCCCGCAAGCATATCGTTTTTAACAAGTCCTCGCCTATCACGGGGCCGTTTCGTGATGAGTTTTACCCGTTCCTCAGAAAGCCCCTAATGTCGGCGGATGACATCACTTGCAAGCGGCTTGTGATTTACAAGGCGTCTTCGTGTATGGGCACGGTTACTGGACAAATTATAAACACGAAGCGCATCGTGTGTGACGTTGGCGATCAAAAGATGGTATGCCAGAGCGACGACGATGCCGCGCTTTGGGCAAAGACACGCGGCAAAGAGTGGGTGCGGGCGAACAAGGATGCGATGCGGCTTGTTTCGCGGGACAAATACGCAATCACCAACGACTTGATGATTTTTCGCCATAAATTTCTGGAAATCTCAGGGCCGGGGATTACCTCGGCGCAGTCGGTGCAGGTGCGTTATCTGCAAACGGACGAATCCCACTTAGAGGCGTTTCCAGACGGGCGACTAATCGAGTTTGAAAAGCGCATGGGCGGAAGATGGGACAGGCAAGGCACGCACATCACAACCGCGCCGGATGAAGGCCGCGAAGTGGACACGTTCTTTCTAGCGGGACAGCAAGACGAGTGGCACTTCCGCTGCCCGAAATGCACGGAACTGTTTTGGCCGCTTTGGGGCGAAGATTCTCGCCAGAAATACGGCGCGGATGTTTTCGTTTTAAGCGGGGAAATCTGCGCGTGTATGTGTCCTCATTGCTTTACCGCCTTCCCGGACACCGCCCGCTCGCGTTACGACCTTGTAAAAGACGGGGACTATGTAGCGCAGAATCCGGCAGCATCGCCGGAAACTCGTTCGTTTCGTTGGAGTGTTTTCGCCGCTCATTGGATTTCATGGCGCGAAATGCTGATTGAATCGCAAGCGGCAATGGACGCGGCGAAGCTCGGTAACTTGAAACCGCTGGAAGACTTTCACAAGAAACGCCTCTGCAAATCATGGAAGCCTTTTCTTCCCGATTTTGGCGGCGGCAAGGGCGTGAACGATTACAAGCTAGGCGACGCATGGGAAAGCGCGGAGGAAAAGATAAGGATACTCAGCGCGGATTTTCAAGCGGGCAGCGGAGACGAGGGCGCGCATCTTCACGCGCTTTGTGTGGAGTATGACCGCCTTGGAAACTCTCGCCGCATTGAATACCGTAGGCTAGATACTTTCGAGCAGCTTCATCAAATGGCGCTCACTCTTGGCGTGCGCGAAGCCAAAGTTGACGGAAATCTAACGCGAAAAGGAACGTGCGTTATCGTGGACTCTGGCCATGAAAACAGGCTAGTGTTTCGCGAGTGCTCAAAATATGGCTGGTATGCCTATCGCGGCTCAGACCTAGAGCAATTTCACGTTGCCACGATTGACGGCAAGCAAGTCTCGCATCCGATGCCGTATTCTGCGCCAAAGCCGGAAAGCGGCATCGTTGGCGAGAAACAGCCCGACAGACTGCGCGGAGTTGCGAAGGGCGCGCTTCCCGCAGGATGGGCGTATTGTATCGTTGGAGACAACAACACGCTCTATGGCTATTTATCCGCGCTTGTCGGCGGCTCTAGCGGACGTTACTTCGGCATTGCGTCCGATATGCCGGAGATTTACGTCGCCAATATGCCAGCGTTCATTCCGCTTGTCGAGACTGACAAAAAGACGAACAAGGCTAAAGCAACGGTGTGGAAACGTGTAAGGAAAGACCACTTCTGGGACTGCGAGGTAATGGCGCTAACGCTCGCCATGAAGCACGGATTTTTCCCGCTTGCTATCGCAGCAAAGTCGGCGTAAAAGCTAACTCAGTGACGGACAACAGTATTGTTTCGGCCTATTGGTGTGGGCTGGTTATCTCATACGCTGGGGCGGTAAAAACGTAAAAGCGCGCCCTCCGTCGCCTAACTTTGCGCTTGCTAGTTGTTAGGTGTCTCTGTTATATGTCCGCGAAATGCCTAGCCCGCGCAGACTTTTTCGCAACTTTACAACCGCCCAGATTCAACAGTTGCTTGATCGCGGTTTCGACGAGGCTCTATATGGAAGATTTACGTCGCTAAGTGGAGCTGGAAAATCTAGCTCAATCAGAGACATGGACTTAGGAGAATTACTCATGGAAGCAAACTATGAGCTAGGCATCCGTGGCGGCACGCTTGGCCCGTCTAAAACATATCAAGATTTCACGGGTAATCGCCCGCCAATTACCGTCAATGACTAAGCCCGCACTCTCTGAACGAATCAAAGCAGGCATCCAAGGCATCGCGCTCGGCGTTGCTAAGTTTGCAGGCTACAATGCAGCGATGCCGAATAAGGTGCAAGCGCCAGCAACGCGCACGGGCACTAATCCGAACTCTAGCTACGCGCAACAGCAGCGCGTGCGGTTGTCTTTTGAGGGTGAGAACGCGATTAAGAACACTAGCTTTGCTCGCAACTACATTAACAAACGCCGGATGTATTGCAGCAGCGGAATCACCTACGCGCCCGATACTGGCGACCACGCGCTAGATGAAGCCGTGAGCGCGTATTGTATGGAGCAATGGAAGCACATGGGCGTTGGATGCTCCATGCAACAGGCGTTTGCCCGTGCAAGCGATGTGAACCTGCCGGAACGCGGAGACTCGGCGCTGCAATGGTATCGTGACGATGGGCGCTTGCGCTTGCTGGAAGTCACGGCGGATCGCATTGGCGAGCTTTACCAGTTCACTCGACCCGTGCGCGATGTTCGTAGCGGCGAAGTCTATTTTTCTGGCCTATATTTGCAGGGGCCAAACACGACCGCATATCGCATTTACGAACGCGGATTTGACGCGATTTACACAAACCCGCAGCGCGTGGAAGCGTGCGACGTTATATTTTTCAAAGACGACATCACTGGCGGCGTTCGCGGCGTTTCAATCTTTGCATCCGCGCTGGAAGACGTGAACTCGCGTTATCAGATTTTGAAGTCCACGAAAGACACGATGCAACAGCAGTCGAAGATTGCGGCTATCGCGTCAAATAATAGCGGGCAACCAAACGAACTCGACTACGAGACGCAAGTGAGCAGCGAGGGCGCGGTTGAATATGTAGAGACGATGGCAGACGGCGCTATCGTGAAATACCAATTCAACGGCGACAACTATCAAGTGTTGAAAGGCGAGCATCCAAGCGATTCGTTCATTAACGGGATGCGCTACTTGGACGCATCGGCTTCGCTTGCAGTCGGCTTTCCTTACGAGTTTTTATTCAGCGGAGCACAAAGCGGCGGTGCTCCTTTCCGTGGCGCATTTGAGGCGGCAGGGCGCGAGATTATGCGGCTCCGTAATGACGTTCACCGCCCTCGATTAGACGTTATCAGTTACGTGACAATTATGGACGGTGTAGAGCGCAGGAAACTTCCGCCCATGCCAAACATTGCGCGTGGTTGCTGGGGATTTACTACGCTGCCCACAGCGGACGCTTTTCGCGACGATGCGAGCGACATCAAAGCAATCCGCAGCGGAATCACGACGAAAAGCGCCGTCATCATGGCCAACAGCGGGCGCAGCTTTCCCGTCGTTTTGCGCGAGTCCATGCAGGAAGCGGTTGCAACAGCAATGGCCGTCGAAGATGCAAACCGCGCACTTGTCAAAGCTGGATACAAGCCAAGCGTTACCATTGCCGACATCGCGCAAGTGAGCGACAATCCGCAACAGGCGGCAGCGGCAGAAAACATCACGGAAGGAAAGCCCGCAGATGGAGCGCCCGCCGCAATTCCCGTAAAATGAGAGTATCGCCACTCCGCACGCCGATAGCACGCGCCCGCCTTTCCGCTGGATTGCAGCAGAAAGAAATGGCCGCGAAGATTGGCGTTTCTCAAAGCTATCTTCAAAAGGTAGAGCTTGGAGTCTTAAAGCCTAGCCTTCGTTTGCAGGAGATAGCAAAGGCGCTTTCCCGCGTTAAAGCGCAATGCGTTTAGCTTCCCTCGCTTTACCTAATCGGATTAGGTATAAGCGCGGAAATGGCAACAGCTTTAGCATCACTTAGGCACGCATCGTTTTCGCAAGATAGCATCAACGGCGATGTGCTTTTTGGCGTGAAGATTGCAGAGCTAGGCAAGGTCGCGTGCTTTAGCGGGCCGGACGGAAAGCCGCGCTATGCGACAATCACGCCCGCATTTGTGGACGCGCTACTTTCACACGCTGGAAACCGCTCTATCCCTGTTCACTGGACGCACGATTACAAGCAGGGTAACGGTGATGCGCTGCACGCCAAAGTCGGCAAGCTGAAAGACATTCGCAAAGACGGCGAAGGCAATCCCATTGCAGACCTTCACCTAGCGCCGGGCCAGTATAAGGAGACCGCTCTATGGAACGCAGAGCATGACCCTGAGAACATGATGCTGTCGCCCGTGTTTTCCTACGACCCGTCCGATAAGGACAGCACGCCTCTCGATTTCCAAGCCGCCGATTTAGTCGAATGTGGCGCAGCGACTACGGCTCTTTTTTCCGCAGCACAAACACAAACACAAACACAAAACAAAATGACAGACGAAGATAAAATCGAAGTCGCTAAGATGATTGCAGACGCACTCGCCGCAGCGAACAAACCAGCGGACGCGCCCGTCGTGCCCGACACCGCCGAAATGGAGGCAACCGCAGGCGTAACCGCCGACGACAAAAAGCCGGAAGACGACAATCAGCCCGCACTCATGGCGGCATTTGCCCGTTGCAACCGCGCAATCAAACGCCAACTCGAAACAGCGAAGGGCGAAGCCGTCGTGCTCGCAGAGGCTAAGTTCACCGCCGCACTCGGCTCTGGTAAGTTCACGCTTCCAGCCGCGCCAGCAGCGAAGGACGAAGTCGAAGAGGCTATCGCCGCTCAAATCTCAGCAGGCGCTAAAGATCGCTCCACGGCAATCTTCCGCTTGGCGAAAGACAAACCCGAAATCTACAACTCTGCCCGCAAAGCAGGAAAGCTCTAATAACTAACTCATCATGGCTACTACAAACACAGCTACAACTAACATCAAAATCCAGAAGACGGTAACGGCAACCGCCGTTGCGATTTCTCGCGGTGCTCGTCTCCTGCTTAACACTAACGGTCTCGTTAGCGTTGCGGGACTTAGCATTTGCGGCGATTACGTCGCACTTCAAGACATTCCGGCTTCCGGCACGGGCCTCGCGGCTCCTATCGGCAGCGGCGGCAGCGTGCCAGTGCTCGCTTCCGCAAACTGCACCGTCGGCGCAGCGGCTTACTCCGCAGCATCCGGTAAAGCGTCCGCAACATCAACTAACGCCGTGCTAATCGGCAAATGGCTGCAAGCTCCTTCGACCGATACTCTCGGCGTGGTGGAACTCGGCTACGTTGCTTAATTATTAACTAACAAATACAATGCCAGCATATACTAACTCAACAGCCCGCCCTCGGCAGGAACTCGCATCCGTCATTCGTGAGGGACGCGGGATTAACAAGCTCAACATTCATTCGCAGATTCTTCCGGCCCTCCCGGTGAACAAACGCACGGTGCATTTGGTGAAAGCCAAAATCGCAAACGCGCAGCTTGCACGAATTTTGGATGATTACTTCATCACCGCTCCCGGCGCAAACGTCGAACGCATGACGGCAACTCTTAACGATGACTCGTTCACCGTTACGATCCGCAAGCGCGAGATTCAAGTGCCGGACGAAGTTGAAATGGATTACGCCGATTATCTCAGCGTGGAATCCCTCATGGCAGCACAGGCCGCAGAAGCCGTGGAAATCACCACGGAGTATCTGACCGCCGCCGCAATCATGAATACGACTAACTTCGGCAGCGCCACCAACAGCGCCGTTGCTTACACCGAGGCAAACATTGCTACGATTAACTTCGTGCGCGATGTCTATGACTCGATTGAGCGCGTGCTCGATAAAGGCGAAGTTGCCGACACCATCGTGATTAGCTCGCAGGTTTACAAGCGCATCCGTCGCTCGACCTTGCTTACCAACTACGTCGTGTCTCAACTCGGCAAAGGCTACGAAGTCAACCAGAGCAATCTGCAACTCGCGTTCGCTGATGTCGGCATCAAAAAGGTGCTTATCGGCAACAGCGTGTATAACAGCGCAAGCGACGGCGCGACGGCGGTTATGTCTCGCATCTGGGGCAATACCTACGCGTGGGTTGGAGTATCCGGCGACAGCGCCAGCGCGCAGGAAGACGGCATCGCAACGCTTCAAGGTTGCGGCGTTAATGCTTACTGGGACAGCTACACGCCCGCAGACGGCTACGGCGTGGATACCTACCGCGAAGAGAAAACGGAGTCGAACATTGTTCGCACGAAAACCTCGAAAGCTCCCTACATTGCAAACGGCAATGCGGGCGATCTTATCGCCACGCAATACAGTTAGACAACTAACTGAGTAGCAATCAACTCAAAGCCCGCGCTTGGAAACAGGCGCGGGTTTTTGCTTGCCAATAACCGCATCATGCAATAGCTAGTCTGCACCTATGGCAAAAGAAACACCATCAAACGACAGGCAAGTTGACGCACTTAAACGGCAGATTGCTAAACAGGAATCAGAACTAGACACGCTGAAAGGCAAGGCGCTAACGAAGGTCGCAAAGACCGACGATTCGTTCTCTGGATACAGCGGCAAATACAAAGACATTCGCACGGGCGAAATCGTTGCGCTAAAGGTTCTCGACGCGCA